AAAATTCACAGAAAAGTATGGCAAGGAACTTGAGGCTCTTGAAGAAAAAGTTATTACTGGTTTAGATAAGTATTTGGAATACAACATCGCTGAAAAGATTAGTGATAAACTCATTAATAAGACAGCTATGACTGAAACATACGCTCCAATCATTGAAGGTATTCAACACCTCTTTGAAGAACAGTATGTTCCAATGGATTTGACTGGTTCCAAGAAGTTGCGTGAAGCAAAAGCTGAAAACGCTGAATTGGAAAAGTCATTGAAAAAGCAGCTTGCTGAAAATATGCGTTTGATTGATCTTGTAGAAGATTCAACCAAGAAGGCTACTATCGCTGAAAAGACCTATGGATTGGATGCTACCCAAAAGGCCCGCGTTCAAAAGTTCTTTGAAAGCAAATCACTTTCCGAAACAAAGAAAGACATTGATGACTATGTTGAAATGATTACTGAACAATCTATCAATATGCGTAACAATCGTGCTAATTTGTTTGAAAAGAAGTCTCGCCCAGTATCCCGTGCTGCTAAAACAGAACAGGCTATTGAACGTGATGATTTAATAACTGAAAAATACAGAAAGCAGACTCCATCATCTAACCGTTTCCTAGACGAAGCCGCTAGATATATGGAAGAAGATTAACATACAAATTTTCAAATAAAAAAATTATAAATACAATATATAAACAAAAACTCATTTATATAGGAGAATCAAAAATGAATACAATTAAAAACACATTGGTAGAAAACTTGGCTACTCAGGGTCAAGAAAAGCTATCAATCAATGGTATTAAAGATAAGTATATTCGTGAAAACATGAAGAAGCTTATGGAAAACCAAATCCGTCAGGATGTTGGCTCCGCTTTGAACGAAGACTTCACAATGGGTGTAGGTGCTCCACTTGGTGCTGACCAGGGTATCCCTCACGGTGGTGACAGTAAGGCTGTCTTTGCTCCAATTTCTTTGGCTCTTGTCCGCCGTGTATTCCCACAGTTGTTTGCTAACGTTCTAGTTGGTGTCCAGCCACTCTCTGGTCCAGTTGGTTTGGCATTCGCTCTTCGTTATGTTTATAAAGATGCAGCAAATCCTGAAAAATTGGTTGAAGCTGCTTGGAAGGCTGTTCCAGAATATTCTGGTTTCTCTGGCTCTACCGCTAACACAAGTGGTGAACCTGATGCAGGTACTGGTGTTGATACACAATCTGCTGAAGCTTGGAAGATTACTGGTAAGTATGACGAAATCCAGACCCACAATGACTTCTCAACAGGTCTCCGTGGTAAGATTCCTGAACTTGGTTTGATGTTCTCTCGTCAGTCCATCGTTGCCAAGACTCGTAAACTTGCTGCTTCCTTCTCTCTTGAATCTGCTGAAGATATTAAGAGAATGCAGGGTGTAGAAATGATGCAGGAAATGGTTAATGTTCTTCAGTACGAAATGACTGCAGAAATTGACCGTGAAACCATCGCTCGTTGTAAGTCTATCTGTAAGCCAATCGTTTGTACCGCTGGCAAGGCCGATGCTGTTCAAGATGGTTGGGTTGGCCGTTGGTCTCAGGAAAGATATTCTCGTATCGTAGGTATCATTGTTAAGACTGCTAACGATATTGCTACTGCTACTCGTAGAGCTGCTGCTAATATCGCTGTAGTTAGCCCAGATATGGCTTCTGTTCTCCAGCAAGCTGCTCCATTCTTCAACAAGGTCACTGGTGAAGTTAACGGTTCTACCGCTACACCTGAAATTGGTACATTGAATGGTTCTATCAAGGTTTACCGTGATAACTATGCTGACAATGCTTTAACTGTTATAGAAAATGTTGAAGTATTACTCGCCTATAAGGGTACTGGCGTATCCGACTGTGGTGTAGTATTCTGCCCATATGTCACTGGTGTTGTAAACCAGGCAATTGACCCTGACGACTTCTCTCCACGTGTTGGTGTTATGAGCCGTTATGCATTTGCTAACAATATGTTGGGTGCTGATAACTATTACCGCTTGCTCAAGTTTGACACTGGTGCAATCTGGGCAAAGGCCGGTGAAGGTTTCACATTCTAATTTAAACTGGAAACGTATAACAATTTATTAAGGAGAAATATATAATGAAGAATCCTACATGTAACGGTAATGATTTGTACCAAGTTGGTAATGATTACCCACAGGCCCCAATTTCTGCTTACTTCAATGCTTCCTCTTATCACGATGGAATCTACACTGAATTGAGCGATATGGCAAAGGAATACACCGATGTATCTGGTAAAGATGGCTTTGATAATTCCTTCTTCAATCTCAAGACCCCATCTGGCTTGAATAAGAGAATTCTCACTGTCCTTCCACAATCTGGTTGGGCTCCTGTCACTGAAGACGGTGTTGAAGGTGCTGTATCTGCAGTATCCGGAGAAAAGATCTTCTCTGACGATTACGCAACTGCTG